ACGCTAGCCACTGCACCACAGGCAGGAGAGCTTATTTGGATTACAGATCAGGCCAAATTGTACGTCGGAGACGGTACAACATTATTAAATGCGCTAGAGCCAGTAACAGGTTTTAATGCAGAAGATGCACAAGATGCAGTTGGGAACATGCTAGTAGCAGGCCCCAATACAGGAATTACATTTGCTTACAACGATGGCGCAAACACTATCAGCGCAACAGTTAGCCCACCTCAATTACTACAAAATTTAGATTTAAATTCATATAACATTACTGGCAGTGGTGGATTGGATATTGCTGGAAACAGCACAATTGGTGGCAACTTAACTGTTACAGGTAAAATTGTAGCAGACTATACAGGTTCAGTATTTGGTGACGATTCTTCTATTCTTATTAATGCAGTAGACAGTGCAATTAACTTAAACGGCACTATTAAAGATAACGTAATTCCAGATGCTACTAATACACGTAACGTTGGTGCACCAGGAACAACATTTGCCAATGTATATGCCGGTGACGGTGTATGGATTGGTGGCGCAAAGATGGCAAACAATGGCGGAGCAATTGAATTACCTGCAGGATCAACTGTAGGCGGTTTAACACTAGGTGGTGTTGCTGAGCCAGGTGCAAACGTTAATGCAAATATTATTGGTGACGATTCAAGTCTTATTATTAATACATCTACTAACAGTGGTATCTTTAATACGGTAACTGCAAACCAAGTTGTTGGTGATTTCAGAGGTAGTTTGTATGGTGATGATAGTTCAGTTATGGTTGATGCCATTGACAGAAAAATTGTTGCAGCTAATATCTACGGTGATTTAAGAGGTAGTGTTTTTGGTGATGATAGCTCTGCTATTATTGATTCAACAAGCGGTACAGTACAAGGTAATGTTGTTAACGACAGTGTAACTACTTCTAATATTATTATTAACAGTGATCTTGCAGCTGGCGGTTTATTCCTTGAAACAGAAGGTGACGGTGAAGATAATTACGATCTATTCACATTCAAAGCCTACAACACTGGCGCAGATGCACCGGCACAACAGGTTGTTAAAACACGTGGTACAAAAGCAAGTCCAGCAGCTATTCAAAATGGCGACGGTATCTTTAGAATTGCTTATATGGGCTACGGCACAGGAGCTGAATCATCAATTGGTGTAGCAGTGGTTGTCGACGCTGAAGCAGATGGTGCTATTGCAGCTAACCAAGTTCCAGGTAGATATAAAGTACAAACAGCAGATGCAGCAGGTGCCCTACAAACAGCAGTTACATTTAACTCAAAACAAGAAACAGTATTTGGTGGACCAGCACAGCTTAAATCTTTGTCCACTACAGAACGTAATGCTCTTACAGCAGTAAACGGTCAAATGATTTATAATACTACTGATAGTAAGATACAGGCGTATGCTGGTAGCACTTGGGTTAACTTACACTAATTCCCAAACATAAGGTTCTAATTTTTCTACTGCAAAATTGAGATAGGTTTCAATTTTATCTAAATCATCTTGTGTTTTAAGAACTGTCAATTCGTTTGCAAAATGCAACTCTACACCTAATCTTAATGCTAAATTTAATAATTCTGTTCTGCGCTCTGCATCATCAGTAAGGCTGTACATACTGTTAAGAACAATCACATCAGGTTGTTGTTTAATAAAATATTCTAAACTTGGCTGCCAATCACAATGATCATTCTCAAATTCATAACTAGTGTATTGTATATTTGTTCTTTCGCAGTACTGATCAATAATTGCTCTTTGCATAGGTAGTGTAACATTCCTAGAAAAATCACTAGCCCATCCTGCATATGTAATTGCACTCTTGCCGGAATAGTCTCCTAGTTCTGCTACTTCATGATCGCCAGGCAATCGCATAAAGCCTCCTGGATGTCTGCGTCCGTATTCTTCACCTTCAATTAAGATACGCATATCCATGCTAACACGAGTATATCCTTCTTCGTTGTTGACATTGCCGTGTAACATTTCTTGGAAAAATAAATGACTTTGTCCTGGTTTAAGAGTAACAGGAAACGCAACCTTTAAACATTCATCTTCCATACGTTCGAGACTCCATTTTTCTGTAACAAAGTCTTTAGTAATACGGCGGCTGTTTTCTAGGTCAACCATCCACATTGTATTAGTGCCACGAGCTTCAGTGAACGGTGTCCATATAGTTCTACAACCTCTACCGTTGCCTACAAAAATGCCCTGATGAAACTGCAAACGTCTGCCTACTTTTGCTTGATTTGGAATAACAACACGCAATGTTCCTTGGCGCTGTATCATAAATCGTTTACCGTCAATACGCTGCGGAATGTATTCAGCAACAAACGCATCAAAGCGTTCCATAAAGTCTTTACGGCTACACGCATTCTGTACATGCTTACTAACTGTTACAATCTCTTTAGGAGATAGCACTTCGTGTAGTGTTTCTAATTTAGTAACAGTTGGCGCTACTTCTTGTACAACACTTAAAGCCCATGCAGGCCAATTAAATCTTTCTAGATCGTACTCAAGTGTACAGTTATTCCATTCTTTTTGTAGAGAAGTTAGTTCCATTATTTCCTCGTGTTTACTTGGCATGTGTTAAAGTTATGGTTACTGGCATTTCCAGCACAGTGTAAATCGTCGTGTGTAAATGTCCATACATCACCTTTTTTCCATTTAGTAACTGGTTGTTGCTCAAACTCAACCATATGACCTAACGTCCAATCTTCTAAAAATATAAGATATCTTACACAATCATCAATATCTAAATTATGTTTTGTTCTAAGTTTAAAAAATTTATCTGCATGTACAGGAATAGTCCCTGACGGTTTAATTTGTGTCCAACTTATGCTGCTAATTTCTTTTTTTTCAATGTATAGTTCTTTAAAGAATCTATCACAGCAGGTTGGCAATTGCCCATCAAACCCTTGCATTAAATTATTAGATTCATCAAAGTAAGCATCATGAAAATTTTCGTTCTGTCCTGTACTTACAGACTCAGGCCATGTGTAATTCTGTAAATCTTCTTTCCAGAAGTCAGTTACATTGCCCCAATACTTTAACATTATGTATAATCCTCCAATACGCCTTTACGTTTTAAATCAAGTGTTGCACAATGCAACCCACCACTTAAAGTCATAGCATGTCTAAAGCGTACAGGTACACTAGTAATACCGTGCTTGTCTAACTCACGCATTAGAGGTTCTTGCGTATCGTCTACAACAACTGTATTATGATCAATACTTAAAATGTTCATACCAATGTAAGGACTGCATGGTGCAACTCCTCCTGGAATTTTGCTGCCTTGGGCAACACAATCATCAAACCAAATTTTATCCCATTTCTCAAATACTTTAGGACAGTTTTCTGCGGTTACTCTTGAACTGTTTAATAATACTAATCCAGGACGTAGAGGTACTATTGTGCTGTCAAAGTGTCCGTAACTATAAATGTGTTCTGCAGGGTGTATACGATACCCTCTGTGCTCTAGTACATTTTGCAACCATTTTAATCCCCAATGGTTTCCTGTGTTGCTAATTTGAAACAATATGTCTTTGCCCAGACGTACACAGTTAGGTGCATCAAAGATAGGCTCTAGATTTAACAAACTGGGTTTACCCTCAATGTCATCAAACTGATAGCCTTCATCCGGTAGGGTTGGTTTAGGCGCAGCAATCCATTCAACACCGTCGGCAATTGCTTCTAACATAATATCTCTGTATGCTCTAGTTTCGTACTGTCTTGCACGACAAGCACTAGGAGTTTCAATAACTAAGTTATCCATAGGCAATAGTAAATCTCTAGGACACCATGTATACCATCCTGTAGTTTTCCATTCAGGAGTACTAAATTCTTTGCTGTGATCAATTGGAATAGGTCTGTGTACTTTTATACCTGCTTTAGATAGTACATCACTTAACCCTTGTAGATCTTCATTTGCTTCATCAATAAGCCATTTAGGATATTCACCCTCTAAAGGTTTAATCAAATCCATAGGATGATTAGTGTAGCTCATGCTCATAGTGCTACGATCTACAGTTGGTACTCTAGCATGGTCAGCTATTCCAACTACTATCTCTTCTAAGGGATCCCAATGGTTGTGAGTAGATACTTTCATTATTGTTCCTTTTTAAATGTATCGTTATTAATATATATCAGTAAAGATAACCAGTCTTGCGAAGTTTGATTCCATGCTTCGTGTGGTATTTGTGCATTAAAAACTATCGGGTTGCTAACGTCTGCTAAATCTTCTCCAACTTTAACACCTAAATCTCCTTGTGGAATTTGAAAACCTGTAAACACATTATAGAATGGAGTTTCTTCGTATAAAGGTCTTTCCATATCATCAATGTGCTTTGGCATAATAGACTTAGGACCTATGTTGATAATTGCAGCACGTTCAACTCCTTGCATATTTTCAAGTATATCGCACACAGGTTTTAGTCTTGGTATTGTATTATCTTTGTCTGGATAAAATATACAGACACGGAAGTCTACGTTATTTCTATCTTTTGGGTGTATATCTGTCAAGTCAGGGCTGTCATCATATTCTGTTACATTAACTAGATGTTCTACAATACAAAACTTATTTGGTATAGCAGTCTTTGCTGCTTCTACTACTTGTAAAAACTTGTCATAGTCAGCGTATAATCTAATATCATGTAACATGTTTAATAAGTGCTTCCTTGTTTGCTATATTTGTTTTCACTATACTATCTATTACTGCTTGTTTATTTTCAACCGTATTAACATCTAATGTTTGAGGGAATGTAAGTATGTTTACTGACCATTCAACATCTTTTAAACTGTTAATATAGTTTTCTAAATCAACAAGTCCGTGATAGTTATTTTTGTGGAGTACAGTGTTTACACTTAATTTATAACCACATATCTTTACTTGATCAATAAAGCGTTCTATCTTACTCCATTTACAGTTTTTTCTTACACGCTCATTTAGCTCACCATAGCCATCAAGACTTAGAATAAATTCAACACTTTTACATTTTTCAAGTTGTATTATAGTTTCTTTGTCTAACATAAATGTACCATTGGTGTTGTATATTACTGTCATGTTACTTAGGTCGGTTACCATTTCTAATAGGCGTCTGTGTCTGTTAGTCATTAATGGTTCGCCTCCTAAGAATAATATCTTTGTTACAGTATCTGGAATAGAAGTTATTTCGTCACTGCTTACAATATGATTCTTTTTGTTTGGGTCTAGTATCTTACCCCACTCGCTGCTAAACTCTGGATAACACCCATCACAGGCTGCATTACAAATATTATCAAACCCTATTTCTAAATATTCTAATTTTACTTCTTGTGTGTTATACTCAGCATTAAAGCGTTCACGCAAACTGTTTTTTCCTAACGACTCTTCGTGTACACATTTTGCACAATTAGGGTTATCTTCAACAGGTGTTTCTCTTAACTTTTGCATCTCTGGTAAGTCAAGTACCCTGTTTAAATTACCGTCGAACACAGCTATAGGTTCTTTATAGCGACAACAAGGAAATATTCTATTTCCGCTACGCACATTAGTATGCTTATAAAATGCTGCACATTTACTCATACGATGGCGGCCTCTGTACTAGATTAGTATATCCTGTTTGATTAAGATAATAATTTACTTCATTTCTTGGTGCCCCATAATGATCAACTAGATGATCAAGAAGTAAATGTTGCTTATCAACATAACGCTTTGCTAATTGATAGTTGTGTTCTATATCATCAATTAATTTTTGTGGCTTCTGAAGTTTTAAAAAGTCTGCTGTATTGGTTACAATTGCATCAAGACGTTGCTCCTCTGTTTCAAGGTATGCATACTCTGGTATAGTCATATATTCTGCAAAGGTTCGGAACCCAAGAGTTTCCATATATTTAAATTGATCTAAGTCGCCCGCAAACAAGAACGGATGTTTGTGAAATGCTGCTCTCCAAAACTTTTCTGTTACAAAAGAATTGTTTGCATTGTGATCCCAATAGTTAGGACCTTCACTAATAATGCTTAAACACGTTTCTGGAAATATACTACTGTTAATCAGTGCAGGTGCTCTAGCCCAATCAGTTTCTCCAACATCATGCCAGTCACTTGTGTTATCTGCAAAAAACTGTTTAGCATGTTCGTACTCATCGCCTATTCTTCTTTTGGCAAAATTGTAAAACTTGGTTAGATCTTCGTCTGTTAACATGTGCATTAAATCCTTGCACACTTTGCGTTCACTTTCTGTCCATGGAACAAAGAATGTCCAAATAGCATTGTAGTCTAACATTCCAAGTTTATAATACTTGTAAAGCAATCCTATACGATTCATCCTCGATGGCACGCCGCCAAGAAATAGAAATTTATCTGCATGTGGATTATATTCAGTTAGTTTGTTTTTGGTAATTCTATCTTCGTAAGACTTATAAGTAAATTGGAGTGTGTAATCAATAGCATATATTTTATCAAATGCTAAAGGTACTATATATTCGTAACCGCCATGACCCGAAACAAACACTAGTTTTTCTATTCCTAGTTTTGTACAACGTTCTTTCATTCTAGCAACTTCACCTGGCCAAATATCTGGCTCTGGGTTTAGAACACCATCGATCATCATTACTGCAATAACAGTATTACATCCGTCTTTGGCTGCTTGTTTAAATTCTTTGAATATCCACTTTAGTTTTAATTCGCTGAATACCGTTTTATCAAGATTCCATCTGTTATTATCAGGCGTCCATTCAATATTAACTACTCTTGCTTTATGCATTGTACGAACTCCTCAATTGACATAGGCAGAAATTTATGAAAACTGAGCCTATTCAGTTCAGCATCAGGACTGCCGCCACCTCTATCGTATTCTACATACTTGTCTTGAGGTGCAATACCAAATAATACCGTGCTGCTAGGCTCGACACCTAAATGTTTACAAAATTCTAATTGTTGTGATTTATACTTTTTATAGATAAAATCAGGACTATAGTTTTCCATTAATTGTAAACCTATATAAGCACCTAGTCTATTCACGTAACTATTTTTGTTATAAACAAATAAAGTATCATCGTCATCGTATTTGCTTAAACGCATACCTATCCTTGCATGTGCTACTGGAAATGTTTTTGATAAACTAAAAACAATATCAGTTATACATTCATGCTTAAAATTAAATTCTATAGCAGACGATATACCAAAGTAACAACAGTCAAGTAAAACAGGTATACCTAGTCTATCGCATTCATTTAATGCTGCTTCGTGTAACTTGTGTTTGTTTCCTGTATTACTAAAAGGTAAACTAATAACTAGTGCGTCATTAGCATCTAAGCAATCATCATCGGCATACAACCAATTAAATTTATCACGCCATGCTAACTGATGATATAGATATTCACCTCTAAAGCATCTAAATCTTCTATCTTTGTGCTTCATGTAAAACTTATCAAATGATTCAGTAGTACCATGAGAGTAACATTTGTAAGGAAAATCATCTAGCCCTGCTATTAAATTTAGAGCTGACATTCTAATCCAAGCATGATATCTTTCTAAATATTCTTCAGTTACATTTACATCATACATGTGTTCTGTGAATCTAAGAGGTATCATGTTCAAAAAGTTCATTACTTCTTGATCGAGGACTGCTCCTGAATGTCCAAATGGTAAATGTTTTTTATCGTATGGAAACTTTTGCATATTATACCTGTTGAATTTTTATGTTTTCGTAGTGTGATCTTGGTGTTGTTGGATCACCTTGTTGATCCATACGCTTTGGATTAGTAGGACACATTGAGCAAAAACTTTCACATCCTCTAGCAAAAAACTCTGCTAGATCTTGATCTGTGCAATCTGCTGTTATTGGCTTATACTTTAAATAGGGATCCCACTTAGGAGATAAGTTGTATAATTTCTTTTGAAACGGAAGATATGCTAGTGGCGAACATTTGTATATTTCGTTATCTAGTAGTTGGAAACAATCTTGTCCGGTAATACAATTATCCCAACTTTTCTGTGCATCATTATCTTCATAGGGCATCATGTTGTTTCCATACCCTTTATATATTTCAAACCAATATGTATGGCATGGGGAAACTTCTGCTTTAATATTATAATCTTTTTTCCATTGTAATAGTAATTCTTCTGCAGGCGTAAACTTTTTCATATATGCTTCTTTAGTACTGTGCTTACTAAGGCTAATAGATATATTAGTTTCTTCTAGCACTTTAGGTAAGTCAGGATACTTGTAAAGCAAAAAGCCATTAGTTTGTAAATTTAAATTTTCACAGTCTGGCCAATACTTTCTTGTTAAGAAAAGAATGTTATAAATGTCTTTGTTTAGTAGAGGCTCTCCTCCTAGTATGTCAATTGTTTTCGGATCAAGTCTATGAGCCCAACTCTTGTACCAAGATTCTAATTCGTCATATTTTACTATACCTGTATGTCTATGATTACTAAAATGCCCACACCCTACACATGTAAGATTACATGAGTGAGCTACGTGCCACTCAAGATGTGAGATTTTTAACTTTGACAAGATCTACTCCTTTGAATGCTTTCTTTCTGTTTTTATCAAATTTTACATCAACTGAAAGTTTTTTTGGATCTGTTTTTTTATGCATAGCACACAAAGAACATGCTGGAATTGACTTTCCTATATTGTTAAAAAAGTCTTGCATTGTTTCTTTGTCTTGATCCACTGTTAACGCTTTATAATCTTCTAATAATGGATATGCTCTTTCTTCGTAGTATGTTTGTGTTTTTAATTCGTCATAGTTTAACACTAGAGGACATTTAAATAGTTTGCCTCGTTGTAGCGTATGACAGTGTTGTCCGTATATACACGCATCGTGGCTCTTTTCTCTATCGCCATCATCTAAAATTATTGTGTTATCTTTTACTTCTTTTATATAATTAGGAAACATCTTATCTACAAGAGTGTGTCCAATAGCATACTGTCCATCAATCTGCCACATATCTAGATGTTCAATTCCGTGTGGATCATCATAATCTGGATTTATCCTTTGAGCTCTGTCGCCGAATGGTTCTAGAATTTTATCAATGAACATTTTAAATTTAGGAACATCTTTTTGAGCATGGCCTGATAAATTTAAACACACACCTGCTTCTAAAAATGTACGAGTTGCTTCGACATTCTTTTTCAATCCTAATAGTGTTCCGTTAGTTACAACACTCACTCGGCTCTCTGGCCATAGGGTTTTAATACCTAACGCCCAATCTAGTAGTTCAGGATTAAGATATGGCTCTCCTCCTAGTATGTCAATATCTGGGAAGTTTGCTTTCTTAGCCCATTCTTCATAAAGATGCTTTTCTTCCTTCCAAGACATTACTCCTGCAAAGTTATAATTTTGCAATGTACCACATTCATTACATGTAAGATTACAAGTATTGTTTATGATAATGCATACTGCTGCTTGGCCGAATTCATTATCAGGCAGGCTTAATCTATTATCCATATTACTATTTATAAGTTAACTACGCACATAAGTAACTATATGAATGCTGTAAATTTCTACGAAAAGAATAAAAATTGTACATGGAAAATGCCTGCGGCACCTGCCAATTGCAGCAATGATGTAGAACTAGCACATTGGTTGTTAAACGAGGCCGCCTTTGGTTGGCTAGAATTAGACATTGATATTCCTATAGACTCATGGAAGTTAGATGTGCAACATGCTAGATTCTATAACCATAGAGGAAATGATCACCCAGGCTGGAATAGTGCCTGCATTCATGGCATCGATGTTGACAAGACAGGTGCATGGACAAATTATGGGTATGAGCGTGAAGAAGATGTTCCTTACAAATGGACTACGCTAAGTGAATCCACCCCAAGTATAAAAAGTTTTTGGCAACAGTTTCCATATGAAACTTATCGAAGAATACGACTTATGCAGATAGAGCCAAAAGGTTATATTAGCCCACATAGTGACGCACCTGGTAAATTACCTGGAGAAGATAACTTAGATATATTAGAGTTTGGGGTTCCTATTAACATAGCAATTATACACCCTAAGGATTGTGTAATGACTCTCGAAGGATATGGCTGTGTTCCCTTTGAAGAAGGCAAAGCATTTATTATAAACATTAGAAATTATCATAGTGTTATTAATCCATCTAATCAATCAAGGATACATTTAATATCGCATGGCATTCCAGGAAAGAGTAAAAAAGATTTTGCAGAGCTTGTAGCAAGGAGTTATCGAAAACAGCATGAACATAGTTGAATATAATCCTAATGGCGACAACGAACTAGTATTTTGTATTTTGGATACAACTACCAAAATAACTGATCCGTGGATCAAAGAGCTTACTAAGAACCAAGCTGACTTTACACTACAGAACCTCTTCTCTAAGGGCTATACAGTGCTGCAAGGCACAAGTGGGGACTTACTACTACAGGAAGCAATGAAACGCTTTAAACACGCTTGTATGCTGTCTACGGGTACTGAATTTACTAATGGCACAACAGCAATAGATGCGCTGCTCAAAGAATGCCAACCTGACTATCTAGTTAAAGGGCATATTTTGGATAGAGGCGATGCATATTACGAACTGCACCAACAGTGTTTTTTGGTTAACCTAACAAACTATAAAGACCTAGGGTGTCCAAAAATTGGACAACAGCAACTTGGTGAGCAGCACACACAACTAGCAGTACAACGTTCAACTAATAACTTTCATGACAGCTATACTCCTCATTGGATTAAACTAGATACGCCGTCTGGAAACACCAAATACAATCATAAATGTCACGGATGGAATATTATTAGTGTTGCATTAAAAAAAGGGTTTCATGTTAAAGCATTTCCTGAAGATATTAGAAACAATAAAAAACATCTTTATCCTGAAAGTCCTACTGACTTTTACAAGCAGTTGGAGTATGTATATTACAAAGATAATTTTTGCAGGACCGAGCATATACATACAGATCACACTGAACATCATAATAGGATTTACGAAAATCTAAGACAAGTAGTTGCTCCAGCAAGTGGTGAAATGTATAAATCATGGATACACAAAACTAAGCCTGTAACTGTTGTACTTTATGATTACAATGAAAGCAGTTTAGCTTACTGGAAAGAAAATGTTGAACGTTTGCCTAACGTAACATACAAATTTGTTAAATGGGATTTACTAGGAGAGCATGTTAATATATGTGATTACCTGGAAAAACGTTACATAAAGTATACATTGTACAACATAAGCAACATTTTTTGCTATGAAGGCACTAATACACTATACAACATTAAGTATAAACTGCAAAAAGAGAACCATTTAATCAATTATTTAAAGCAAGAAATGCCAGACGCACAAATAAACTTTAGCTCAAGAACTTCAGAAGCGTTTACACCTTATAACTTATATGGGACTGCAAAAGATATTCTTGTATATAATATTGATGAATTTAAATGCCCTACTTGGCATATTAATGATTGGTGTACTCAGTAACTTGTAGCACTATCCTTGGTACAAAAGAAAGATTTGCTGCACCGTGTTCGTCTTGCGAATGTGAGTATTGAAACACATCACCTCTTTTGTAATCTGATACCATTACATCATTGTATATAAAAACATGCCCAGGAATATAATCTTGTAAAGGTACCCAATATCGTTTGCATGTGCCATCATCGTGAGTGTGTGGATCTGTATGCATAGGCATCATTTGCCCAGGTAGTAGTTTAGTGATCCACCAATGACAGTTTCCAGTTGTCCAAGGAAACTTTAGATCAATTTGTAAGTCTTGCTGTTCATATACATACCACATTACTTTATCAAAGTTAAATGTTTCTTGGCCTTGTTTCCAAAGATCTTCTTCAACAGCATTAATAGGTTCCCAATCACCAGGTCGAGCTTGACCAGTTGAGATCATTACAAGATCATTTATTTCAGGAGCTAGTGTGTTATTAAAGTTACCTACCCAATCCATATTTAATAATGATCCAGTGTGTCAATACCTAGCTGTTTGCGAAATGCATTTGAAAATTTGCAATCAATACGTAAGCCGTATTCTACTTCTTTAGAACTTTCACCGCCATGCCAATCTTGGTCGTTCCAAAATGCTGCGTTGCAGTTGAGGTACTGTTTGTTTTCACTCTCGGGATCCCAAATATAAAATCCTCTCTTTGTGCGATAGCGTATATGTATGAATTCATTATTGTGCGGACTGTATTGCTTATCATCGTGTACTCCATTATTAGCGTCCAAGTCTCTGTGTTCAAATGCTTTGCCATTATGGTCGCAATGGAAAAATATAACTCTACCAATACGATCAATAATACCTTCATTTTGCATACTTTGCACCCAGTTAACTACACCCGGAAAATACTTTGACTCTTCAGTTAATTGTCTTTCTGCATTACGCTCATTCCAATCTCCTTCGTTCCATAAAAAGTAATAAATGTAAGGATCATTTGCTCCCATAGTAGCTTTAAGATAGCGAGTAAAAATATTACGCTGTTTGTAGTCGCCAAAATCTTTAGGAAGTATTAGTTGTCCTTGTACTTTAATAGGATCGTCATCAGGCAATGCTTCGTATTCTTCCATGGCTTTATAAATTGGTTTCCAATCTAGTATGTAACTAGAATCTTTCCAATCAAAACCAGGGGCCATCCAGGTGCCTTCTTTAGCATAATCTCTTGCTAATGCAAATCCTTTAGCAATCTCCGGATGCAAATTTTTGAAACCTGTGATGTCTAAGTATGGGTCTAAGTTAATATAAGGCTTGCCGCCAATTCCTCTAATCATAGTAATACTTATCGTTAAATAACAGCATGAACACTAACTTTGAATATTACTACAACAACGTTCCCGGAAAAGGCCTTTGCCGCAATAACTTAATATACACCAGTCTTGTTGACAATAACAAGAAACAGTTTTGTCAATGGTACTACAATGATACTGACTATCACAAAGGACACAATCAAGTAGTTGATCCTAATTTAATGGATGAAAAGTTTGAACGTGAAATAAAATTCCTTAGTATAATGCGTAAAGAGTATCCTCAGCACATACCTGCATATACTGTAGATTACGAATGGCGTAAAATATATTTAGAAATTGACGGACCAGACATGTGGGAATTAGCGGGCTGTAATACAAATGATTATACATCTGTACTACCAGACTGGGACATACAAATGTTAGAAATTATTCAAGCACACAAAGACTTAGGATTATACAAATACAGTATGCACCCTAGCAGTTATTTTATTGTAGACGGTAAACTAAAAAGTATGAATTACTTCTTTACATATGATAATAATGATGTTAATATTAGCTTACGTAGTGTAATGAGTCATATCAGTGAAGATAGACAAGCAGACTTATTTCCTAAAATGGAAACAATGGGCATTGATGTCGATGCACCTACTAATCATAATGCTATACAACAGCTGGCGTTTGAAAGTTTTAAAACTAACTTTCGTGACGATGTAATGGAAAAGGCAAAACAAATATATGCAGCCTAAATTAAAAATACTTGATGTGTTCTATGGAAACATGTGTAACCTTACCTGTTCACAATGTGATGTACGTAGCGATATATTTAGAAAGGGCGAGTATGACAAAGATTTAGAAAATATCAAAGAAGGCATAAGACTTGCAAGTGAAAAGTTTGAAATTGAAAACTATACACTGCTAGGTGGCGAGCCTCTTTTATACATGGACAGGATTATTGAACTAGCAAAATACATTAGGTCTATTGCACCTGATACAGTTATTATGTGTCCTACTAATGGAGCATTATTATCAAAGAATAGAGAATGGTGCGTAGAGTTAATTGAAAAATACAAGGTATTACTAATTGTTAGTGATCACTTTGCACAGTTTGAAGATAAAAAATTATCAAATAAAGTTAGGCAGGCAGCAATTGAAGTTCAAGAAAGAATTCAATATCCTCAGTTAGATCCTGTAGATTGGTTTTACAAAATATTTGACTTTAAGAATGAAAAGCAAGATCCTTTGTTTCAAGGTTGGCTGGACCTGTTAAGTGTTACACACGAAGATATAAACGGTGGGTTAGAACATGATTTGTTTTTCTTAAAAGAACAGCACGGTCTATACTACAAACAATACGGCACATTTCAAAAACATCATTATATTGATGAGTTTGGAAAGCCTAAACCATATAACGAAGGTGATCCCACTTCATCGTATAAAAGAGGGTGTTGTAGTCCATGGTGTACATATATGCACGACAAGAAGCTATGGAAGTGTGGCTCACTAGGAACACTACATAGATTCTTATCACATCATAATAGTTTAGATGACCCTGATTGGCAAATGTATTTAGAGTACAAGCCGTTGGATTTAGAAACTTGTACAGACGAGGAAGTAGCACAGTTTAACTTAGACAAATATAGATCTGTTAAACAATGTCAAATGTGTCCTAAGAACGGCGACGACTTTACTAAAACACCGGAGATGGTGTTGCCTAACAAAAGAAAAATAAATGTACAAGCTATCTAAGTGGAACGACCTGTTAGACTTATCTAACTTTTATGCAGAAGCAGAGCGTAGAGGATTTAAAAATAACAGTAGTCAGGCAGCAATGATTGACTGCTTTCGCAGTGAGCGTGAGTGGGAAGCATGGATATTATATAAAGATGGACAAGCTATAGGTAGTGTTGCTGCACATTCATTTGACGATGTTGTTCCAGGAGGCTATCGTATACTAACTCGTGTATGCACCTTTGCAGAAGCACGTAAAGACAAAGGCCTTATTACACCCAAACGTCTTGTAGCACAACATCAAAACTTAACTGATCAATTTTTACTTCCGCAATGTTTAAAATGGGTTGGGGATAAAGGTAGAGTGTTTGCTACTTCAAATGCTAGTAAAGAAGCAAGTCAACGACTTGTTCACAGTTATTACTTTCCTACACTAGCAAAGATAGGTATTGTTAGTAAAGTAAAAGAAGTGCATTACAGACACACTGATCAAACTGTGTGGGAAATACATCCTGAAAAGTTTTATGAAAATTTAGAACTGTATCCGAGATGGGTCTAAGTTAGGATTAATACGCTCTAGTTCTGCACGTAGATGATCTGTCAGCTTCCAACGAAATTCAACTTGTCTAATAGTAGGCTTGCCTGCCCAAAAGATAATAGTATCTACTACATCTTCTAAAGGAGTAGTAGAGTCACTTAAAAATTCTGCAGGATCATCTCCACTTACTGTAGTTCCTTCGAGAAAGCCTAAGTCTAAATGCAACACAGGAATACCATTAGGATTAATACTTTCTAAGCGGCATGCTTCTGCAAGAGCTTGTTTATCTTGTACATAGTCTGTGGGAATAAGTTCAGGGTAAAGTCTACTTACACTGCCCATAACAACCATCATATCTACTTTGTCTTTGAGTGCATTAAATAATTTTAGTTGCTGCTGATCTCTATAAGCATTGTTAATAAAAATTTCTGCACCGACGGATTCATCTACAACTTTATCAAAATCTTTTTCAATGTCGTATCCGTTGCTACGACTCATACCTATAATCTCATGGCTTCTGTAGCGTTCGCTAAACTTATCAAAAATTGCTTTACCAATACCGCTAGTGTGTCCTGTGATTACTATTTTTTTAGTCATTTATATTGTAAACCTAATTTCGTTAATTGTGTCATTTTCCAGCCAATAGTCTAATGTATTGTGTATTGTTTGATATTCTTTTACTGCTGTTCCTGTTAGTGTTAATAACAGTATACTTGCTTTACATGTATTACGAGATTGTGATAATTCAATTACTCTTTCACGCAGGTTCTTTTTGTCTAGACTATACACAGGCATATTAGGATCAGGAGAGTCTGCTGCAATACTACCACTTACTATAATTTTGATGTTATAGTCTTTTAGTGTTTCTATATAGTTTATTTGCATGCCGTCTGCGTAAGCGTTACAAACAAAAACATCACAAGTTTTAGCAACTGCAATTACTTCATCAAACGAACTGTTTTTACTAAACTCTTTTACATCAGAATTTTTAAGTTTGAAATATGCTGAAAGGAGTTGCCCTAAACCTTTTGATCCGCCTAATACTACAACTTTCATTCTACCCTCGGACCGTTGGCAATAAAGAAAGCTGCTATCCATTTTGCGCCTTTGGTAATTGGCATGCCTTCGTGTATTGTCATTTTATTGATTATTTCATCATCGTAGTCGTATTCAAAATACATCATGCCGCCTTTCATAGGTACAACACTAACGGCTAATTCAGGAAACTTGCATTCTCCACCATCGTATCCGTCATTCAACCAAAAGATTGCAGTTGCTTTTCTATCGCCGCCTTTGGCATAGTACGCAATATCTTCAGGTGTGTACGGAAAGTCATGATGTAGGCCAAAGTACTGCCCAGTATCATATCTATAAATGTCACCAGCTTCAATATGGCTGTCAGGTATCTTTAATACTTCGCAAATTTTATCTCTAAAAAACTGTCTATCTTCAGGTGAAGTGTCCCAACTAATACTGCGCTGTTCTACTTCTTCTGTAATCTGTCCGTATGTTTGTTCTCTAGATTCTAATCCTGCGTTTGGATTCATTCCTAACTCGTCATACTTTTTAACAAACTTATCACAAGTTTCATCGTCTAACACATCTTTGTAAACCATGATCCATGGATGATCTAAATATAAAATATTTTCCATTACCATGCGTTCCATATATACTTAGGCACTAACCCGCAATTAGTTCCGGCGTGCCATATCTTTCTATCAGTCCATTCCCAAGTTGTACCTTGTGGCTGGTTATAAAATATTTCTTCATCTGCAATAAAAATGTGGCCCCATTGCGGTTCTCCTATATGGCTATGATATCTTGGGCAGTCGGGCAAGTTAACTTCGTCATCGTGTACGTCCCAATGTATAGGAGCAAACCGTCCGGGCCATACTCTGCTTATCCAAATGTTTTCACACTTTAATCCATAAAATTCATTCCATGCATCTGCTACACTTTGATCAAATTGCTTGCCGGGCATAAACATATCCCATCCTGCTGTGCCACCTTCGTGTACAGTTTTATATCCTGCTTGTTCCCACATATCTAGTATAGGATCTAGTCCAGGTATTGTATCTCCACGTTTGTGGCTTGGACCTACAAACTCAGGATCAACACTAGCACATTGTGCAATAACGTTGTTCCAATCTATTGTATCACATACGCCTAAGTTTTTCATTTGTTTGGCCTTCCTAAAAAATGAAACAAGTATTGGTGATGTATACCACAGCTTGTTCCAGCATGATGACTACGATAACTATCCCATTCCCATATCTCGCCTTGAGCTACATTATGAAATGCTTGGTCTTCTAGTATTAACACATTACCCCATCGTGGCTTATCCATAAAACATACCCAACGTTTAAGTTCGCCAAGTGCTAACCATTCTTCTTCTTTATCTTCTACATCCCAATGATATGGAACATTTGTGCCTGGTCTAACATCGCTAACAAACACTCTTAACGGTTCTGCATCTATAATTTTTGCAAACTTGTTTTGTATATCAATATCAAAATGGTCTCCTGGATAATAATCCCACCATTCGATTTCATCTAAATTGTAACCTGCGTTATCCCAAGTATCGATAACGTCATGATACGATCCTAGTAATTCAGGATTTTCTCTCCAGTTGCCTTCTGAACGATCAACAACTGTTTTAACAGAATTGTAATCGCCTGTTGTGCAGTTGGCACAAAGATCAACAATAGGATCCCAGTCGATTATATTTTCTGTAAGTCCAACTAGTTTAGCCATCTCCAAATATTTCCTTGTGTATGTAACTCATGTTTTCATCTCCCCATAACACATGTGTACTCAAACTACGCTTAAACATAATTTCTAAATTTACTTTATCGTCAATAGGTGCACCTGTTTCATCTAATCTAAATTGTGCTGTATCATGTATAATACCATCCATGTATTTTAATTCAATATATGGGTCGTCAATAGGAACACACCCATACCAGTCGATAGCTCTCATCTGTCTGTGATTGTCTATGTAATGACAATGTGGATACATTGTTAGTTTATAGATACCTTCATCATACTGATCAACTATAATATCTCTAATTTGTTGGCGCCACATATACTCTGGCCAGCCTTCGCTTTGTTTATCGTATATTACTTGATTACAACTTTTACCGTACCATTTGAGATAAATCTTTTGATTTTTGTAATCAATGTCTTTAACTTCCGGAGCATACGGTTTGTCTTTAAAAAGTTCAAGATATGTTAGTTCGTTTTGAAAAAACCAATCAACAACTTCTTTGGTGTATAGAGGACGGTCTTTACCTTCCATCTTTTGATATTCGCTATCAACATCATAGTTTTTACAAAACGTTGTGCCGTCTTCGCTTACAAGTGGTTCATAAGTTTGTTGAGCCATACACGGCCACCCAACTGGATCAAACTTAAGATATGGTTTCCAATTATCCTTCAAGTTTACTTCTCCAATAGTCAATTGTTTTATCTAGACCTTCGTCTAGGCTAACTTTAGGTTCCCATCCTAATCGTTCAGTAATTAAGGTGTTGTTACTGTTTAACCAATAAATTTCTCCTGCACGGAAAAGTTTTGTGTTCCAGTTAATCTTACCTGTAAACCCAATCTTCTTTGCAATTAGTTCTGCGTAGTCTTTGATCTTGATAGGGTTGTCAGGACCAATTGTAAATATCATTCCGTCATTGCATTTGTCCGGGTTTTCTATTACAGTTTGCCATGCATCTAGCATATCAGTTACATGTATAAAATTACGATATGGCTCTGCGTACCCTAAGTTACATTCATCACTAACTAGCATCTGGCTAATAATTTGTTCCGTTACAAAATAGTCGTTGTCTTTTCTACCATAGCAGTTAGTTTGTCTAAATGCAGTAAACGGAAGATCCAAACAACGATGTGCGTATTCTAAATATTTTTCACATCCGTACTTAGCAACTGCATATGGAGCATTTGGATTAGGTTGTGTATTTTCATCAAAGGCTACAAAGTTATCTGGTATAGTATGTTTTTCAACTTCGTCACTAATAGGTTGCCACCCATAAACTTCCATAGTACTAGCAAATACAAAGTTTTTTAAATTTTTAACTTTTGCTGCTGCTTCAATTAAATTAACAGTACCAACGTAATTAATCTCACTGAAAGTAATCTGTTCATAAAAACTTTGTTCAACTTCTGTACGTGCTGCTAGATGTACAATGATGTCAGGCTTAACAGCTATTACTTCGTCAGTGACTGCTTTATGATCTCGAAGGTCACTTACCATGTGATGTACGTTGTGATCTTTTAATCTAGCAGTTAAGTGTTGTCCGATAAAACCGGAACTTCCTGTCATTAGTATTTTCATTCATATATTCCTATTGTAAATTGCACTGGCTTCACTTTGTTAAGTTCTGCAAGTAATTCTTTTTCAATATCAAATTTAACCATAGTGCTGCCTGCTTCAAAATTTGACATTAGTTTTTGTTTATGTATTTTGTTAAGCCAAGGACTTAGTGTGTTATCAAACACGTATCTTGGATTGTTACCTACTAATGATATCCATACTTTTACTGGGTCAACTAATTTGTTACGTTCTAAAAGTTCTCTTACAATTAGTTGGACTCTTTTATGCTCGCCAACACTTATAGCAGTATGCATAACACCAGCATCCATTTTGTACCAAATGCCATCTTGTTCTGTTTTGTGCATTATTTCAGTGTCAAGATCAATTAGATATCCTTGATCGCCAAATATATTTAAATGCCAGCGATCGTCAATGTCTGCATGTTTGGTATAGCAGCTTGGAGAATTTAAAACTATAACTCGTGCTTCACCAATATTAGAGCAATCTAGTGTTTGTAAAATTTTATGCCATACAGTGTCTCTATAATCAGCAGATATAATCCACGGATCGTAAAAGAAATTTCCAGTTGGCTTGTTAATTGAAGTTTTGCCGTTAAGCTCGTTAACATCAACCAAACTAAGCATTTCCAAGGGGACTGTGTATGTTGTTTTTTCTAGCATACTAATATTTACCGGAACTGTATTAACTGCGTACAGAACTTGGTAAATATTATCATGCGTAAGTGGATTAAAATAGATCATGTAGATTTCCCCATTGATCCAAAATGGAGAAATATTGGCATAAGCCTTAGCGGTGGCGCAGACAGTGCATTATTAACATATTTGGTATGTAAAAATTTACCTGTAAATTGCAGGGTACATATTAGTACACAGATACGCTGTTGGAAAACAAGGCCATGGCAAGAACACATTTCAGCTGAAGTGTTTGATTGGTTTATTGCTAAATTTCCAGAACTTGAATTTATAAGACACACAAACTTTATACCACCCGATCTAGAAGAACCACACACAACTATGATCAAAGACGAAAATGGTAAAATGAAATCTGGAAACAGAATTATTTTACGATCGTTTAATGAGTATCTAGCACACAAGGAAAAGTTAGATGCATGGTTTGCAGGAGTAACATTAAACCCCGATGTAGAGTTAGAAGGTGCATTAAATGATAGACAAACACCATCAATAGATGCTATAATGTTACATATGGGAGTTACAGTTTGTCACCCATTTATAGAAACTAGAAAAGATTGGATTATTGGGCAATTTATAAAATATGATATTGCCGAGTTACTCAATATAACAAGAAGTTGCGAAGGTGATAATGAGCAATATCCGGAAGTGTTTAAAGGATTAGACTACGCAACATACAAGCCAGGACAATATGTTCCAACATGTAAAAAATGTTTTTGGTGCCAAGAAAGACAATGGGGAGTTACCAATGCCATGCAACAGTAAAACTTTTTGTATGCATCCTTTTACAGGATTAGCAACTAGAGAAGATGGCGCAATTAAGATTTGTTGCCGCAGTGCTCCTATTGGCGATATCAAAGATAACACACTAGAAGAAATTTGGAACGGAGACAAGATTAAAGAGGTACGCCGGCAGGTAATGAATGACGAACGACCTGAAGTATGCGCACCTTGTTTTAGGTTAGAAGACCAAGGAGTTCAAAGTTTACGTCAGCGACATATAGAAGGTGTCATACCAGAAGCTAGGATTAATTTATATCCCAATGCATTAGACGCCTTAGAAGATGATTATTCAATGCCATTTGAAATACCTACAATGGAAGTAAAGTTAAACAACTTATGTAATCTTAAATGTCGTATGTGTAACCCGTTAGATAGCACACAATGGAAAGACTGGGATCAAGTTACAGAATTTTACAAAAAAGAAAATAACTTTCTCATTCCAACAGTTAATGCACTGGTTAAAAAGCCAGGTCAATATATTGATGCATTTGAAGATACAGATAATTGGTGGAGTAGTTTTAAGAAACTATTGCCCTACTTTAGACGAGTAGAGTTTGCAGGCGGCGAACCATTAATGGATCCTCAACATTATAAAATTTTAGATATGTTAGCACCGTATGGAGAGAACATTGAATTAAAGTATGCTACTAACGGAACTACACTTGGTATTAAGGGCGGTCGAACTGTACACGAATATTGGCCTAAGTTTAAAAGTGTTGCTGTTAATGTAAGCATAGACGGTATACACGATATCTATGAATACATTAGAGGCAATGGCAAGTTTATTGAGATTGAAGAAAATATTAAAATTATGAAAACAATTCCTACAGTTAGTAGAATTGTTGGAGCATTTACTGTACAGTCAAACAATATAATGCAAATTGATAAAGTAATTGAGTACTTTATGGAGAACATGGAAATTATATTCTACAGTCATAGAGTACAATATCCTAAGGCGTTATCAGCACAGGTTATTCCTAATGAACTAAAACTACAAGTAATTGATAAACTAGAAGCAATGAAAGAAAAAGTTTTAGATTACAAACTTGTAAAAAGTGATAGCAGAATTAAAGATTTTACATTAACGCAGATTCAGGATAATATTAACTTCTTACAAGCAGACGATTTACACGACGAGTTATGGCAAGACTGTATTAACTTTAATCGTAACTTAGACAAAAGTCGTAAGCAAGGACCGTTTGAAGTTATAAATCCAGAGTTTGCGCCGTATGTTTAAAATAGCTTCTAGTTATGATCGACAAGATAGCGTTCATGTTGAATGGAATTTAGGTAAACGCTGTAACTTAGATTGTAGTTATTGCCCAGCAGCAATTCATGACAACACTAGCCCACACACAAATATTAAAGTATTGTTAGATGCAGTTGATGCACTAGGGGAAATTGGCAAGCCAATACGTGTAAGTTTCACAGGCGGTGAGCCGTGTGTTCATCCACAGTTTGTAGAACTAGTTGATCATGCAATGCAAGGTCAACAGCTTGAGTGGGTTAACGTAACTACCAACGGAACCCGCACAGCCGAGTACTACAACGATCTTAATGTAAGTCACATTGTGTTTAGTTTGCACGTAGAAGATACTGAAAATTGGAGACGATGCGCAGAAACAGTATTATTGTTTTCTCAATTAAATGAAGGTGCGTATACACAAAAGCCATTTCAAGTTAACTTAATGGCACATCATCAATTTATGGATAGAGTAAAAGAGTGTGCTACAATGTTTGATGGACACTGTATTCCTTATGTTGTAAGACGAATACGATGGACAGAAGGTGACCATGATGTGTTTGATGATTTGAAATATGAAGGTAAAGATTTAGAATGGATATTAGACAGAACGTCTACCGTAAATCCTAATGTAATTATTGACGACACAACTAAGATGCATGCCAACGATGTTATTAAACAACACCTAAATCAATTTAAAGGTTGGAAATGCAGTGCAGGAATTGAAAGCCTAATGATTAATTGGGATGGCGATGTACATCGTGCTACTTGTAGAGTAGGTGGAAGTATAGGTAACATCTATGATGGCAGTTTTGAGCAGCCTGAAGAATGGATAACTTGTACTCGTAAATGGTGTACGTGTGCTGCTGATATACCTCTTACAAAGGTACTGCAGGAATAATAGCTGGCTTTGATTTTGTAATGTGATTATCACTTAGACAAGCACAACAATTCATAGTACATGTTACATAAGGTAATGTAACTTGTTTTAAGTCTTTTTCTAACGTGGTCGAGTATAAATTTAAATCATAATCAAAGTCTATATTACACGATCCTGTTATTTTGCCAGAAGGAAAAATAGTTATTTTTTCAGATATTACGTTACATGCCCATCCTTTAAAATTATTAATAGAGTTTATTAAGTAATAATTAGGACCTGCTGTAACTACTTTGTCGTTATTAAGTATTGCAACACTTTCGACCATTCTATAATCTTGTAGATTGTTTAGTATATAACTTGAATCAGGCAACCGCTTAATAGGTTGTTTTAAATATTCTTTTTGTTCTAAAGTATATGATTCTACATCGTGCCCTGGAGCAGTTACTACTTCTTTTGCATTTATAAACCAGTTGTATTTACTTTGTTTCATTTGTTCAATTGCATCGATACACTTATCCCAATTAGGATAATCCATTAATACCATAGCATTTACTTTCTTACCATTCTCCCAAATCAAATCTGCTACATTGATGTAATGATCTGTTTTTGTAAATTCGTTATGGTAACTTAACATAACTTCGTCAATATAGGGAATAATAGTGTCCCACCAACGAAGTGTTCTTGATCCGTTGCATACTAGTGCTATAGATAAGTCTGGAACTTTTTTAATTTCTTTGCAAAATTTTAATAAATCCGGCCATAGTGTTGGTTCGCCGCCACCGGCAATTTCAAAATATATTTTAGATTTATTAAATTTTAATTTATAAAAAGCAAATAATTTTTTAAAGTTGTCAATGACAAAGTCTGTGTCTTTTCTGTATCTATATTTAGATGGGTGACTTCCTGGAAAACAATACGTGCAATCAAAATTACAAATATCTGTAGGGAAGTATGTAATTGCTATATAATCTTCTTCTCTAGTATTAACAATCTTAATAATATCTGTCATAGTAAATGTGATAACTCCGGAAATACTGATGCGGCATTCAAGCCACGGATTGCATCTAATTTATTTACATACTCTTTAAAGCCAGGTAACATATGACTGTTATCACAACTATCCATGTGCTTTAGTAACCCTTCCCATTGGCGCCAACCTTTAGGATTGTGTTTCCAAAACTCATCGTCTTGTGTAAAGTTATTCCATAACCATTGTTTTAGTTCAGCGAACTTTTCACGTACTTCTTGCTTGTCTTTTTCAGGCAGTATTGTAATATTTAAAAATGTTGGTATGTGTACTAAGTGTGCATTTAAAAGGCCGCCTCCCATAATATGTCCATCAATCAAACCAACATTCATCTTTTTAAAATTACTATTAACTTTCCATTTAATAAATTCGGGTATAGTTTTTATATTGAATATTTGTACTGCTGTTGCAATGCTAACATGAATGTTGTCGGGAGTGTTATCTAGTAAATGTAATGTGCTTTCAACTTGTTTAAAGTTAGTTGGAAATCTAATGTATTCGTCACGCTCTTTATACGAGTCGATACTTACTGCAAATTTAACTTTCTTAAACTTACTCCATATATCAATTAACTCGTTGTCAACTAGCAAACCATTGGAGTTGTACCTTACTAAAATTTTGTCAGCATAGCCCTGTGTAATAATTTCTTTAAGAAAGCGTTTATGCTCTTTGATCATTAACGGCTCTCCTCCAGCAAAATATACTTGTTTAAGGTAAGGTATTTGCGCATTGAGTTCTTGCCAAAAAGCATCTTTTTCGTGCCATTTGTTGTTAAAAAGTTTCTTATCCCATTGCATTTGTCTTTTAACTTCTGGGTCTTGTAGTACAGGAATAAGTTTTTTATGGTCCGCAACCCACTTACTTGAATCATGCGGGCTACACATTACACACTTAATATTGCATGTATGTCCTAATCTTAGATCCAGATATTTTAATTGTTCAGGCACGGTTCCGTCTTCTTGTGTTTGTGCAATAAGTTCTGGTATATCAATACCTTCATCATTTTTCCATGTTGCACTTTCCCATATACGTTTGCTAACAATGCCTTGTGACTCTTCTTTGAAACATCCTTTACAACTTGCAGGGATCTCTCCTTTAAGCATAGTTGTACGTACACTTTTCATGTAATCGTTATTCCATGCTTCCATTGGAGTATGTTTGCCAAAGTTTGCAGGTTTGCCATCTTCCATTTTTACAAGACCAACTTCGTGATCGTCTCCAGCTCCACTAGCATTAGCAGTACAACATAAGCGCATATCACCGTTAGGCCTAGTTGCCATGTGTATCCACGGAAGTACACAAAACGTACTACTAGAAACAGATTCAAGCTCTCTTTGAAACTTGCCTAATCTAGTATCTTCTTTATCGTAGTGCCAATCTGTCATAACATTTCTCTTTCAATAAATTGATCTTGTGGTTGTGAGATATTAAATGTTTTAAACTTACCACATGTTCTTGCACACATTAGCATTTTATCTTCATTCCATTTCTTTTTCCATATGTTTTGCCAAACGTCAGAGTCAATAATATTTTTTATTCCTTTAGTTGCATCAAGATTGCTTATACCGCCAAAGTCACTTATCATTTTACTATATTGTCCTCTTAACATATCTATAACATCTTCGCAAACATGTGCAGGATCATAATGAGTCATTGGAGTTTGTGCTAACCAACAACATGGTAATACTGTTTTAGAACCATCAATGTATATTTCTTTTATTTGTTGTACATGACAATCTATTTCTGCTTCGTCTAAAACTGATTTATAATTGTCAATAACTTCTTTAGGTAAAAAGTGTGTTTCGGTATCAGATGGTGCTTCTAAACTATACAGTGGAATTTTATTTTTATCCCATACATCATACTTAGGCTCAACTAAAAATCTTGATGTGTTTTTAACTGTGAAATCTTGGAAGCCTAAATCTTTTGCAATTTGTCTACATTTATCAACTTGGTGCTCGTTGTGTTTGAATTTGATATATGTCCAGTTAGCACGGCCTCCGGCTGCAATAAATGTTTTTGCATTTTCAATAATACGATTCCAATCTGTGCCAACTCTATATAATTTATGAGTGTCTTCTAGTCCGTCAAGAGCAAAGTAAACGCAATGGTCTTCTGGTAATGCTTTTGCTAGATCTGACCACCATTTTGCATTCCTTAAACTACCGTTTGTATGTATACCTATTGCTGTCTTAGGACTGGTGTCCTTTACATATCTGCACATATCAATAAGACTGTCATTTAGTAATGGATCGCCAAAGTTACCACAGAAGTACGCACGGTTAATTGTGTCTAGTACTTCTTTGTTAATAATAGTTTTAAAATCGTCCAATGTCCATTGTACTATTCGTAATAGCGGATTTTCTACTCCGCTGTGTATGTTTCTTGAACACATTGGACATTTTGCTTGACAGTTTGTTGTTAGCTCAATGTGAATAGTTTTTAGATCATTAAAGTCAAACATTAAAGGTTTCCTATAATCATAAATCTTTTGTACTTAGGTAATTCTAATTCAGCTGAGTGTAATACTTTTAACTTAGACTTTCTTGCAAATTCTTCTAATGATGCACTACAGTTAACATGTTCTTCAAGGTCAAAATAGTTATTTGATTGTAATATTATCTTCGAGCCTTCTGGAACATTACTTAACCATTTATTATATTGTTGTTGACTAATATGTTCGCAACTTGTATTAATAACAAAATAAGGTTTATTTGTATATTCGTAATCACACATATCTGATGTTACTGCTATAAAACGTCCTTCCATTTCTTGACGTTTGTTAATTGTCAATGCAACGGTTTCGCATACAGGATCAATGTCTACACTTGTAATATGTTTAAACCCTATGCTACTATTAAACAGCATGTTAGCTAACACTCCATTCCATCCACCAAATATAACTACTTCAGCATTGGCAACATGATTAGACTTTTCTAAAGTTTCAATTAACCAAGTTTTTGATTTTAACTGGCCTCCCCAAAAACTTTCAAGTGTACGGTCTCTATCTTCGCTGTTGCGAATAGCGTCCATCCAAAACTTTATATCTTGAATATCAATCTTCATTACTTTACCTTTGGTATCTTACTGTCTGCACTACTTACACATGTATCGGTAATACATTTAGTTGGTGTCTTAAACAGCGTAAAACCGCCCTGTAGCGTACCTAATGGTTTATCGCTACAACTATATGCTCTCTTGACAGTATCACCGCTTATAATGCAGCTTTGATATCCTGCGTTACATGTCCAATCTTTAAATTTATTAAATCCAAAAGCGTTCATGCGTTCAGCTTGGTCCAACCCATAGTCGTTGCCTTTGGCATCTTCCATGTACATTTGCATTACTTCTTTTTCTTTCCAGTGCTGTGGGAATCCTCTTTGCATTCTTGTGATTTGTTCTTCAGTGTATCCATGTACAACGAAAGATGCGGTGGGGTCAGATTGGGGTTTGAGAGTGACATTGATACCTCTGGTGGCAAATCGTTCCAGGCGTTCGTAAAGTTCCTCAAACATTTCAGGAACCATAACTTGATTGATCGTAACATAAACTCCTCCTTTCATAAGCTGAAGACATTTATCTCCAAACTCTTGTTCATTAGCAAACTCTGCATGATAACTTGCAGTAATACTTCGACGGTGTAAATGCTGTGTAGCATCAATAAATCTGTTCCACCATTTACTACCTGGACTTAAATTCGTTGTTAGATGCAAACTTAGATACTTAGCATCATCATCGTTGGCATAGTGTTCTATTAAATCACCAAACTTCTTATACGCAGTAGGCTCACCACCACTAAAGCTAAAGTGGAATTCTGTAAAGCCATTATCTCTAGCCTGACGTTTTATCTCATCAAGCGCATTAGTATATATTTCAAACTCCTGATGATCCGGTACATTTGTGTTTGCATACGGCCAACAGTAGCTACAACTGTAATTACAAAAGCGGCCTAATATCCAGCTAACATTAAACAATGGCTGGTCAAGCATGGTCTTTTGCCCAAACTTAACAATATTGTGAAACGGTATTAAAGTAAAATCATTCATTATATACGTATTTAACCACTTTAATGCTTGACAAACACAGTCTAGGCTTATATAATAGAACATGCAGCAAACGAATGCCGCATTTTAAAAGGAAAAATAGTATGAGTAATTTAGAAAACCTCAAAACAAACTTTGAGGCGTTTTTGGAAGAGAACGTAAAATTTGAAGCAGGCAACGGCGCAGCTGGTACAAGAGCTCGCAAGGCACTACAAGAAATCACTAAGGCAGCTAAAGAAATTAGAAAAGAAATTACTGACACAAAAAATGCACGGAAAGATACAGCATTAGGACAGTAACCACCCATAAACGTGTAGGGCCTTTGCGCCCTACATTTTATCTACACATAAAGGAAAAGTAAATGACAGCAGTACGTCTAGTATGCTATTCAAAAGCAACGGATGATTTTGAAGCAGAAGGTTTAACAGATCTACAGGAACTTATTGCATTTTGTGCAAAGGTTTCAAATCCTACAGCACAAATCAATATGGAAACTAGCGAACGCTTAATTAAGTATTTGATTAAACACCAACATTGGTCACCACTCGAAATGGTTAACGCCACATTGGAAATTGATACCACTCGAGATATTGCACACCAGGTTGTTCGACATCGTAGTTTTGCGTTTCAAGAATTTAGTCAACGGTATGCTGATCCAGCAAGTATGGGTGATCAGTTTGTAATAAGTGAAGCAC